TCAACGCGCATCTCTTCGACCTGACGCCTTGCCTCGGCGTCCTGCTGATTGCGCTGAGTCTGAGCGGCTGATGCAGCAGCCAGATTCTCGAATCCATCAATGGCTTCCTGGACGGTCGCTCGGTCATACTGCTGCCCGTTGTACTCAATGACACTTTGGTCGGGAGTCTCGGGCGCAGCTACGGCTTCCGCTTCGACGGGAAGGTCGGCAGGCTGTGCTACTTCGTTCCCTTCGGGGACACTGGACATGGTTTAACTTCCTTTCTGACGCTGTGGTCAGAGGGTTGAATCTGGGGGAGAGTTACGGAAACTCTGCCCGGTGAGTCCATCTACAGGCTGATGGACCGGCTGTGCTCCAGTCTGTCCACCTGCCAGCGGCTGTTCTGGCGGAGCCTGCATCGACTCCACCGCCTGCTTCACCTGGGTCATCTCGGTCTTCGCAAGCATCATCTCCTGCGAAGCCCTCTGAGCCCCGGCCTGATCTCCCGCCTGACCCGCAGTGATTCCCTGCAATCCAGCGGACCCAAACTTCATCATGCTCTGGAACATCAGCGAGTTGAGCTTCAACATCGCCTGCTGCACGTTCTTCTGATCCCTACCGCGACCGGGAACGGAACCGCCCCCACCCGGTGGCTGCGTTACTGACATGATCTTCCCTCCTACTGTGGTCGAACGAAATTGCGGACACGAAGCAACACTACCGGGTCGGCCGGACCAGTTATCGCAGCAGTCACAACACCGGCAATGCGACAGGAATCGGACATCATGTGAGTCAGTTTCACAGCGCCCGCTGTCGATGTCGTCCAGTTGACCTTGAAGATTTCGACAGGTCCCTCTGCAAGCCGGTTGGCGAAAACGTTCACCGAACAGTCCGGCGACGACGTTTGTTCGGCGCTGAAATTGTAGGACGTGATGACCGACGAGTCGGGCCGCCACCATCCGTCGGGCGATGCCGTCGTTGTGTCCGTGGGCACGTTGTTGAAGCGTCGAAGGTTTCCCGTGAAGGGGGACGTCGCTCCGACCAAGTGGATTAGATCGCCCTCATCCATCCACAACTGAGCCCAGGAGTAGAATTTGTAGAGTTTCCCGTCGTTCGTATTGACCCAGTCAATCGTCGTATCGGACGGGGAAGTGGCACCTTCCGTGGAAGGATCAGACGCAGACCCCGAAAGGCCAAACCCCGAAACCATCACGAATAAGGTCCCCAGTATGAACAGGGCCATTATGCTTTTTGCCATGTCAATCCCTCGCAACTACGTTGAGTTCGTTCCCAAACGTCATCTTAAAGGCGTAAATCGGAAGCCCCTCGCTTTCCCAGACCTGACCGGGCGTGAGAGCGATAGCAACGCTATTGGCCTGCGTCGTATCAGAAAATCCACCCCATCCCGGCATCGCAATTGTATACACGCGAACCGTTCCTCCGCCTTTGATCTTGAATCTCCAGAAGCGGGCCATCTTTCTGTCAGCAGCTACCGATGTCGTCCCCGAGGCAGCATTGCTCATGTAATAGACAGTGCCACCGGCAGCCGTAATGTTCGCAGCGTTGAAGTACCCAGAGGTCAGTTTGTGATCCGTCCTTGCGCCCATGACGACAGTGGCACACAGAACACAAAGAACGACTAACGCCATGATGGATCTGGTTCTCATGGCTAATCCCTCGCAATCACTTGAAGGTTCGTACCCGTCTTGAATTGGAACCCGTAGATTTGCAATCCTTCACTGTTCCACGTATCGCCCACGTTCAGAATCACGTATGCCCTGTTCGTGGCAGAAGTGTCCGTGAAGTCACCGTTCCATCCGGGAATGGCCGCAGAGTAGATACCAAGACTACAGTCGGCAACGCCGCCACTATGAGCAAACGACCAGAAACGTGCGGGCCTTCGCGCTGCCACCGCAGTAGTGTCCCCAACCCCGGTTGACTTCATGTACCTGACGGTATCGGACGCCGTTCCTGAATAGAACTTTGCATTCATGTACGCGCCCGTAAGTCGCCGATCCGTGTTCGCAGCCGTACCTGCCAGCACCGCGATCACGATCAGCGTCATCAGTGCTAACTTGTTTCTCATTGTGGTGCTCCTTGCGGTGCTTGTGTTGAAGCCGCACCCTGCGGCACGGGTTGAGTCAAGCCGGTCTTCGCAATGACCGCTTCGATTTCCTTCTCGTTCGAGAAGTTCGCCGCCTTCACGATCAACTCCGGCGGCATCTGGATACCGGCCTGACCCAATAGGACCAACTTCTGGAAGTCGGACTGCTGGATCGCGTCGGCATTCGCAGTGGACAGAACCTTGACCGTGTACGAGGCGTTCCTGTCGTCCGGTCTCATCCTGAACTCGTTGAACTTCGCGTCCTCCGGGATCGGCGAACCCGTCACCCGGACCGCCGTCATATCGCCCCAGAACTGCTGGATCCGACTGGCCTTCCGCATCGCCCATCCCGTGAGTGACCGCTCGATCTCGTTGAACCGAGCCGTGACTATCGTAGAGGCCGAGTTGGATAGCGACTGGATCGCCCGCCCCGAGATACCCGCGAACGGGACCTGCCCACGCGAAGGATCCGGCGTTCCCGCCAGAAGATCCTTCGAGTCCTCCAGCGTTCTCAGATACGTGTACAGTTCAGCGTTCGGAGCATTCGCCGGGAAGACCTTGATGCGGTCTACCGTGCCCGGCCTCGTCATCCAGATAGCGCCCGGATGCGTGCTCATCGTCTCCGGGGTCAGCCCCGTGTCCTTGTCCATGGCCGTTCTGGGGGCAGCCTGGAACATATGGATCTGCTTGATGATCTCGTGCGTGTCATCGTGTAGAAGCTGGAGATTGACGAGGTTGTGGATCTCGCCGAGCCCATACCAGAAGTCGGGGATCGCCCCGTCCTTGAACTGCACATACGGGAAACGGCCGTCCTTGTACGGATTGGGCACATCGTACAGGAGATGCCCGTTCGCCCACGAGATCACGCGCCCCTTGGGAAACTTGAGCCCGAAGGTGTGCATCAGCCTCGGCACACCCGCGTCATCGTCCTTGAACGAAAAGTCCTCCTCAGTCGCCCCGTCCCTGATCCACAATTCCTTCTGGAGAACAACGCCGTCGTTCTGCGTCCCTGATAGGAACGTGTTGGGGATGCCATCCACGACATCGCCGCCAGTCACGCCCTCCCCCGAGTGAGTTACGGTCGTTGTGAAAGCCGCTCCCGCCACGCCGCCCAGATCCTGGCCCACGTCCGGGAAGTACTCGCCGTAACCGATCTCGGGATCCAGATGCACGCCGTAGTCGTTAAGGATTTCTCCAACGGTTCTGGGGTATACCTCGATGAGCCAGGGCGCACTATCGGGGTTGGTGGCGTAGGGTGCTGGAAGTATGTACCACGCCGGGATCTGTTCCGTTCGGTCAACCGCTCCTTGTGCCGCGAATCTCGGGTCATGGGCCTCCTTCCAGTACCACGTGCCGTAGATCATGTCCGCCTTGAGCGTATCGTGATACATCGCCTGCAAGTTCCCCACGTCCCACGTCCACGGAACGGCATCGTTCAGGAACTCGGTCATGGGAATGTCCTGCCGCGTGTTCGGCTCAAAGATGAACTCGGGGCGGCCATCGGCTAGTGCAGCAGAGAGATTCTCTACGATTTCGTAAGGAAGGTTGACGTAGGTCAGACCTCCCCGCCCATCTATACCGCCGCCGCTCCCGAGATACCACGCACGGTGGTTACGCCACCGATCCTTCATCCCGAGATCATTGTCCTGATACCGCTTCGCCCCCTCGTAGAGTTTGTCGCAGAACTTGACGAGAGGACTCTCGGGAAGCCTCTTCACCTTCTGTGCCCGTGGAGTTACGAAGAGTTCTCGCGAACGTCTCTGGAACCCCGGTACGTGCTCTCTAGTAATCACACTCCGACTGCCTTCTTAAGCCGTGCTTCGGCTTGGGCCAGGGTTTCGTTATCGCGTCCACCGGGAACCGAGGAATCAAAGGCTGACATGACCTCGTTGTAGCCCTTGTTCTCGTCTATGACGTGCAGTTCTCCGAGGTCAACTCCCTCTGTCTTGTGCGAGAACTTCTCCATGGTGATCTCACCCGTCGTCTCGTTCTGCACAGGCCGCATGACCGACTGGATGCCGTTCGTCTGGTCGAAATACTTGTCCCTCGTCATCTTGAGGTACTCGTTCAACTGCTTCTCGGAGGCGATGTACTTGCCGTCCTCTCCCAGTACATGAGAGAAGTCCGTTCCGCCAACGGGGCCTGCGCTTGAGGCGAAACCCGTGTTGACGTTGATGCGGAACCAGATGCGCCCCACCTGTGGAGTGTCTTTGCCGAAGGTCTCGTTGTAGTACGTGTCCGTTCCAACCGCATGGCAGTTGGGACACTCGACGCCGTTATCGAGAAAGTTCTTCTGTTCGGTAAAGGTCACCCTGCACATATGGCACTGATAGTCGTAGATCGGCATTACATCCCCTCACTGAACAGTTCCATCAGGATCCCGCCCAGCATGGGTTCGGGAAGTTCTCCGTTGTCGTCCATCTCGAACCAATTCGCTTCCACGTCGTTCTTGAGGCAGGGTCGGCAGATACCATGGGGGATACCCTTGAGGTGGATGACCAGCGCCTCGTTCTTCGGGGCGGCCTTCGGGCCGCAGTGGCATTTCTCACAAGTCCACATCGTCCTTAGCTCCCATCTGGCGATCAGATCCATGACCGCCTCCCGTCCACACTTCCGGTTTGAGGCATGACGAACTGCTTCTCTGATACTGCTCGGGTCCTGATTCGGGAGAATCGGTCTTCCTTGTATCTGTCGATCTGTGACTGCTGTGCGTTGAGAGCATGAAGAAAATCATTCTTCGTCTGCTTCTGCTTTTCGACCGAAGTAACGTAGCCCAGCTTCTCATTACGCAGGATCCCCGCTATGCCGTAGGCAATCCAGCCGTCATCGTGGAAACCGCCGCGAGCCTGAATCTTGCCGGAGTCGTCTTCGTGGAGGAGACGGCATTCGTTGATGGTCTCAATGGAGTGGAGTTGGCATCGCTCTTCGCGGACCATCATCTTCGTCTCGGAGACGATCATGGGGCGGGTCTTGGTGTTCGTATCCCAGCCGGGCTTCTTCATGCGGGTCTTGGTAGTGCGGTCGAACGCTACTCGCTCGTACAGGTTGACGAGCCCCCGATCGTGGAGGTGTCGGACGAAGGGCCATCCCACTCCACCGGTAACTTCGACTCCAGTGAAGGCATTGTTGTAGAAGAGTGCCAGCCACTCGATCTGGTCCACGGCAATATCGGGATCCATCTTGGCTCGGAACTCAGCGACTTGCTCTCCAGTTTCGACGTCCAGAACGACGCCAACGGTCCAATCCCCATCGCTCGTTCCCATGGAGACATCGACTCCCATGGTATACGTGTGGTGGGCTTTCTGGTCGAGTTCTCCGTTGAGGTGGTCGGGCCATTCGTAGATTTCGACGTGTCCGCCACGGTCGTCCTCCTCGTAGGAGCAGATGACTGTACTGTCCGGCTGCTCGCGTGCGGTCATTCGCACGGTAGCCCTCGGACCGTTGGCCTTCGCTTCCTTCGCCCACTGGGCGAGTACCTTCTGGTCAAGGATGTCCCCGCCGCTGGCCTCGAACGCTTCCTCGGGACGGCTCGGGTACTCGCGGCGCATACTGGTCTCGTCCCCGTTACAGTCGGATTCGAGGCAGTAGCGCCGCCAGTTGATCTGTTCGAGTGAGATGTCGGAAAACTCGATCATCAGGGCTTCCTCGTACTCTGTTAACGAGGACTCCATTGCGGAGTTCAGGCCGAAGGATGTTTTTGCGGTAATGTCCCCGACTGTAGGATCGCCCTTACGTCTTGCTCCCCAAGCGCTGCCACCAGAGAGCCGTCCGTTAACGCCGCCACTTCCACTAGCCTCGGGGGCAACTGCTGACCCATCGGGTTCGTCTGTACGATCCCCTGCGTCTGGTTCCCCTGGTGATCCAGGAAGAAGATGATGTCCCCCTCGATCAGCGGCCGGTGTGGCTGATCCTTCATCTTGCCCGAGTTGCGGAGTTCCGCTGCCGCCGCTCTCTCCTCCGCTTCCCGGACCCTGTTCGCCTGTTCCTCCTCCATCGACCGTTGCATCTCCTGAACCGACGAGTTTGCCGATAATACCGGCTGATCCCCGGCGAGCCGAACTGGTTCCCAACCCATCTCTTCGTCCTTTCTCTATCCACGCTTTGTGCCTACCTACCCAACCCTTCTCCGCGTACTTCTCCAGATCGTCCCACGACAAGGGGCGCGTGTACTTCGCGTCCGCGTGCCATGCGAAGAAGAACGGTCGCCACTCGTTGCGGCCTTCCACGGCACGATCCCACACCATCTGCATCGGTCCCATCGGTCCGTCCGCCGTGGACTCGATGAGACGAACGGTGCCCCCGACTCTGGGTACGGACTGCATGAGCGCCTGCAACGTCTTGAGTGCGGCCGAGAAGAAGTCGAGTTCGGATGCGTGGAACGCGGTGAGTGTATGTGAGCGCCCGACCCGACCTTTGGCTCCCGCTGTCTTGATGACGAACTCGGAGTTGTTGTCCTTGAACTTCAGAGCCCGTGCGGAGGACTTTTCAGTCTCGGGCGGATCGCCGGGGAGGTTATCGTAGTAGCGATTCGCCATATCAAAGACGTTCTCGGTAGACTCGTCATCATGCGCGGTAACTAGACAGCGGGAGTTTGCAAAGTTCATGACGATGAAGAAAAGGAGCGCCTCCGCTAACGTGGAGATGCCCTCTTGTCGAGCCTTTAGAATGATGAGGTAGGCTGGAACGTCCTTCTGGAAGCAATCTGCCACGTAGTCGATGAGTACGCGCTGGATCGGCTTCATGCGGAACGGCTCAATGGTACCTAGCTCGGTACGGATACAGAGATTTTCGACGAACCAGTCGTCGATATGCTGTGCCGTTACCAAGCGGTGATCCATCTAGCCTCTCCCGCGTTTGGCTCGCTCCGTCTTGAGGTTTGCGGCGAAGTTGGTCGGGTCGCGCCTGACTGCAAAGTCACTGGGCGCAGGCGGGATGTCCGGGACGGGATGGGCCGAGCCCTTCTGGGTACGGATCAGTTCGTCCACGGAATCGGCACCGTCCCAGTGGTTCTCGTTGACGTGCGGGAGCGGCTGCCTGTCCTGTTCTTCCCTGTACTCGGACTGGGCCTTGGCGAAGGCTGCCATGATGATCTTGAACGCTTCGTTGTAGGCGAAGCGAAAGCAGAGGAACAGGCATCCGACGAAGACCAGCCCGAAGGCCAGTGCGATTGCAGCGGCCTCCCACATGACGTTAACCGTGCTTCTTCGAGGGGTTGAACGCGGTGGGGTCGCCGACAAGCCCAACAGGATCAGGTCCAGGGGTAGCCGGATTGGAGGTACCGTGCTTGGACGGGGAGGTTCCCGGTCCCGTATTCTCACGAAAAGACTCCACGCCGCCGACCGTACCAGTAGGCTG